GCTACAAATACTTCAGAAATAACATTAAGTGAAGCGGCAACATCCGCTGGTTACAGTAAGAGAGGTAGAGCAATGTTCACCGACTCTTTTGCACCAGCAGAGTGGAGTTTTAACACTTACATGAGACCTACAAAGTCAGGTAGTAACGCAAAATATGTATCAGGCGACCATGCCGATGCAGCAAAACATTTTGCAGTAGAAGGCCCTTTATGGGCAGCTATGGGAGCGACAGACTATGATAAAGCTTGCGGCGGAGACGCTTTCGGTGGAACAAATAGTCAAATCTTTAATTTTGCAAACTCAAACAATGTACAAGTTGGATCTTTCAATATGTACTTTGTTCTAGGAGCAGCAAAAGATGCAACTAGCGCACTATATACTACAGGTACTGACGGAGTAACAATTTACAAATTAGCAGATTGTTCAGTAGGCTCGGCTTCAATTGACTTTGATATTGAAGGAATCGCACAAATCGGTTGGTCTGGAAACGGCAAAACAATCGAAGAAGCGGCTTCTTTAAATACTGAAGCTTCAGGAGCTACAGCAAAAGGTTTAATTAGAGAAGGAGTAGATACTACTTCTAACTTTATTAGACAAAAATTAACAGACTTATCACTAGTCTATGATGCAAGTGAAGTAGCAGGCGCAGTCGGATCTTTAGGTAGTTCAGACGTAACCTTTGCAGTTACTCTAACAGGTGGAAACATTACTGTAGAGAATAACAATACTTACTTAACACCAGAAACAATCGGACAAGTAAACTTACCTTTAGGGCATGTTACAGGTACAAGATCAGTTTCAGGTAATTTCACTTGTTATCTAAATGATGTGGCAAATGGGTCTTTAGACTTATTTGAGAAACTTCAAGAATCAAGAGGCGTAATCACTAACGCTTTTGCAATGACATTCAATATCGGTGGCGGTAGTAATACTCCTCGAGTTGCAGTAACATTGCCAAAAGCTCACTTAGAGTTACCTGCCCATGATTTATCAGATGTAATATCTGTAGATGTAGCCTTCCATGGTTTATCAACAGACTTATCATCAGCAACAGCAGCGGACGCTACCAACGAAGTATCAGTTACTTACGTAGGAGCTTAATAATAAACTGAGTGTATGGGGAGTCATTTCCCCATACATTTTTTTAATAGGAATAAACAAATGACAACAGAAAATAAAACACCAGTAGTATCGCTTAAGAGTTTGTTAACTCCAAGCAAGACAGTAGGAGTAGACTTTCCAGGAGCGGAAGGATTTACGGTAAAACTCACTTATTTAGCAAGAGAAGAATTGCTAAAGCTTAGAAATAAAAGTGTATCACAAAAGTTCAATAAAAAGACAAGGGCATACGAAGAACAGCTAGATAATGATAAATTCTTAACTGAATACTGCAAAGCAATCATAAAAGGCTGGTCAGGCTTAAAATATAAATACTTAGAAGAGCTTCTATTAGTAGATATTAGCGAAGTAAACCCAGAAGACTTTTTAGTATGGAACAACGAAAATGCAGAGTTACTTATGAAAAACTCTAGTGATTTCGATGAGTGGGTAAGTGAAACTGTCGGAGACCTGGAAAATTTTACCAAGACCAAGTAAGTTTAATACTTGGGATGATAAAGAAACAGTTTTCTGAGGATATTGATTTAGACAAATACCTTGCAGTCTGCGAGCAACTGAATCAAGATCCTGATCCCGATAGAATGCCTCCTGAGATGAGAGATTATCCCTTAGAGGTCCAACAATCATTTATGCTACATAGCATATTAACTGATAAGTGGGACGGGGCAAGTGGTATGTATATGGGCAAAGATTTTGCTCCTATAGGTACTTACTTAGACACCTTCGATATCGAGGACAAACGCACAGCAATCTACTTTTTAGCTCATATAGAAAATGAGAACTCAAACTCTATAAATAAACGAGTCAAAGACTCACAGAAGCAAGCTGATTTGTCAGCAAAAGCAAAAGCGAGAAGCAGATAAAGGTAAATAATGGCTAAAATTAAACATACCGTTGAAATCGATTCAAAGACTAAGAATCTTAAAAAGACTTCAAAGGAAATAGATGGAGTAGGGAAGAGTCTTAGAAAGACTAGAAAATCGGCACAATCAGCCGACCGTTCTCTAAAAGGTGCTGCACAGGCATCTTCTAATACAACCAAAAACTTTTCTAAAATGTCCCAAGGTATCACAGGGGGACTTGTTCCTGCCTACGCTACTTTAGCCGCTAACTTATTTGCCCTTGACGCAGCCTTTAGATTCCTAAAAGGTGCGGCAGACTTTCGTGTATTAAGAGAAGGACAAGTAGCTTTTGCTGCTGCAACAGGTATCGCGTACCAGTCCTTATCAAAAGATATTCAGGCAGCTACTCGAGGAATGATTAGTTTCTCAGAAGCTTCACAAGCCGCAGCCATTGGTAGAGCAGCAGGACTTTCTTCAGGACAATTAAGAGAACTATCAGAAGCCGCATTTACAGTTTCAGTTGCACTCGGTAGAGATGTAACAGACTCATTCAACAGATTAGTAAGAGGTGTTACTAAAGCGGAACCAGAACTATTGGACGAATTAGGTATTATATTAAGACTAGAAGAGGCATCGACAAAATATGCAGCCGCACTAGGTCTAAATAAAAACCAGCTTTCAATATATCAAAAATCACAAGCAGTTGTAAACGAAGTACTTGGACAAGCAGAAGAAAAGTTTGGAAAGATTAATGAAATCATGGATCCTACTGCGAATGCTTTAGCACAGGTAGGTATCGCTTTCGATGAACTACTCAATACTGTCAGACCAGCTATTGCTGCTATCGCAGAACCAATGGCTAAATTTATTGCAGGTAATACAACCAATGCAGCAATTGCAATGGGGTTATTTGCATCTTCTATCCTTAAAAGTCTAATCCCTAGTACAAACGAATTACGAATACGTCAAGCAGACGCAGCTGAAGCTAGGATAGCTGAAATAGAAAGATTAAAAGCTAAAGAAACTGAATTAGCAACCAAGATGCAGCAATTAAAGAACTTAAGTCCTTCTCAGCGTAAATTTGCAAGTAAGATAGGATCTGATAGATTAGGACAAGGTGGAAAGATTGGTAAAGCTTTGGCTGATGGCAAAAAATTAAGTAAAGCACAAATTTCTAATTTACATTCACAACACTCAAGAGAAGTTGGAATGTTTAAAGACATGAGTAATAAGAAAAGAATTTACTATAAAAAAATTCTTAATCAAATGACTCATGACTATCAAGGTTTTACCACAAAGGTTGCGGTAGGAACATCAAAAGTTACTACCGACTTTAGATTAAAATGGATGGCAGCTTCTAATGCAGTAAAAGGCATGTTAGCAACAGTAAGTGCAGCAGCAAGTAAAGTAGGAATGTTTTTATCAGGAATGTTGGGATATGTTGCTATTATTGGTATGGTATTTATGGGCTTTAAAGCTTTAATGCAATACCTTAATAAAGACGCTAATAAAATACTAGAAAACTTCAATGAAAGAGTAGATGCCAGTAGAGAATCTATAAAAACTTTAAATGAAGAATTATTAAAAATGTCTCAAGTAAGGGCAGACGGATTAATAGGTAGTGGAGAGCAAAGTTTATTACATACTTTTGAAGCAGTACAAAGTGTTGACTTCGGAAAAATAACAGGAGACTTATTATATCTAGGAAGAATATCAGATATTAATTCTGAGAAGTTTAATGAATTAGAAGGTGAGTTTGCAACTACAATTAATACTCTTTCAAAATTAGATAGTAGGTTTGCAGAGTTGAACGAGCAAATAATGAAAACTGGTAAATTAACTCCTGCATTAACTATAGAGATGCTTAAACTAAAAGATGCGATAGGTGCTGAAGGTGCTGCTATTAAAGCTTTGAATAACAATGCTAAAGAAATGGTAAAACAGCAAAATAGAATATCCCAATCTTTACCTAAAGTTCCTTTTCAAGATATGTTAAATTTGTTTGAATCTAATATTCAACAATATAAAGAGCTAATAAAAACACAAAGTCAGTATCAAGCCCACTTAGATCGTGAGACTGCTAAATTAAAATTATATACTTTCTTCCAAACACAAGCTGTAGAGCTACAGAAGAAGATCGCAGCAGGTAAAACACTATCAATGTTTGGAGACTTAGCGGGAATGACTACTTTAAATAAAACACTAAAAGTAGAAGAAAAAAGATATAAACTTCAAGGAGACATGCTTAAACTAGATGAGTTAAATCTTCAAATAATGACAGAGACAGATGATAAAAAACTCAAAAATTTAAGACAACAAATAGACGCCCAGTATCAAATAATTCAAGGTTCAAAAATGGCTCTTGACTTAGAAGAAAAAAGATCAAGCTTAATGTTTGAAACTTATCATACAGTATATAAAGACTTAGAAACAAATCTTGGAAAAGCTATAGGAGCAGGCATGAGAGGAGACTCTAGTATGTTTGATAATATAGGTAAATCTTTCACAACCACAATAACTGACGCTCTTGGAGGATTTCTTTCAGAACAACTATTAGAAGATACAATAGGACAAATATTACCTACAGGTAAAACAGAAGCAGAAGAATTACAAGATGCTGCAACAAGACATGGAGAAATAATAAAGAAAAATATTTTATTAAGCGGATTCTCACATGGACTAGAGATTAAAGACGCAGGAACAGCAATAGAAAATAATTTAAGAACTATTCAAAGAGAAATCTTAGAAGGCGAAATTGCAGTAGAGAAACAAAGAGGATTAAGATTAAAAGGAGATTTGGAATCACATAGAACGAAAATGGAAACAATAGGTTCGTTGGATAGTGAAAGCGAAGTAAAAACTTTGGCAGAAGATCCCAAAGCATTTGCAAAATTTATGCAGACTGATACCTTAGGTAATATGGGAGCAGGTGCAAGAAAACAAGCAGAACATCTTATAAACTTAAAAAAATCGTTAGAAGGCAAAGATGGAGATATGTCAAAAAGAGGACAAATACTTCAGAGGCCAGATGGTTCAATGGTTTTCATGACTTTTGAGGAAATTAAGAAAATTTCAAGTCATGAAAAAAACTATGCAGGAGAAACATATAGTTTCCTTCCCCCAGGTTTGGAACATGCCAATATGGGTAAACAAAGTGGAGATAAGCACTTAAAGAATATTGATCGATTAATTGATAACTTAATGTATGAAGGGGATAAAGAAAGCTTTACTGGTGACTATTTAAATAAATTACTAAGCGAAGTGCCTGCGAGAGCAGAAGAGTTTATGAAAGCAGAGGACACCAGTGCTTCTCTTACTACTGCTATAGAAGGAAGCAAAGGTAAAGTTGAAGCCTTTGAAAAAACCAAAACAAATTTAGCAAATGTTTCTACTGAAAAAGAAACTAGTCAGCTAGAAGAACTATGGAATAATTTGGGAGATGGAAAAATGGGTATAAACCCAGCAACAGGTAAAGTAGAATTTAAACAACCAGAAGAGCCAAACAAAACAGGTGGAGGAGAAAATAGTGATGGAACTGTTCCTTATAAAGATGACGGAAAAGAGCGAAGAGACGAATTCAGTAAAAACTTAAATCAATTCTCTGGTGTTATAGGCATGATGGGATCTTTAACAGGAGAAGAACAAAAGACAGCAAAAATAATGGCAAAAGTTGCTCAGATTCAATTAATGATTGTTGCCTATGAAAGAGCAAAAATGGCTATAGACCAAGGCGGCGGAAAACTATTAGGCACTATAGGAAAGTTCTTTACAGGAAAAGTACCTGTAGGTAGAGACGGTGGAATAATGAGCGGAGGCTATAAGTCTTTTGCAGGTGGAGGTGTTTCAGATGGACCAAATTCAGGTTACGGAGCAGTACTACATGGTAAAGAAGCAGTAGTACCTCTTCCAAATAATAGAAGTATACCTGTAGAAATGAAAGGAAAAAACAACGGACCTGTGAATACAACAATTAATGTAAACATGGCAGATGGCAGTTCAAATACTACTAGTGATGAAGAAACAGGAAAAGAATTTGCACAAGCAGTTAATATGGCTGTACTAGAAGAAATAGGCAAACAACAAAGACCAGGAGGGCTACTAGCAGGATAATATGGCAATAGGATTTAGCAACGGAAGTGTGACATTTAGACCAGATAAAGGTTTTACTAGAAAAAATACACCAAAGATATTTAAAACAGAATTTGGAGATGGCTATGAACAAAGAATAGCTAATGGTATAAATAATTTACAACAAGAATTTTCAGTAAATTTTGCAACAAGAACAAAAGCAGATATAGATGATATAGCAGACTTTTTTGAACTCAAAGGAGGAGTAACTGCTTTTGATTATACTTATGCAGATAGCAATGAAAGTGGTGGAGAAAAAACAGTAAAAGTTATTTGTGATGACTGGCAACAGACTTGGGAGTATTCAGAGTACTACTCTTTAAGTTGTACTTTTAGGAGAATATACGAAGCATAATGTCTGAAAAGATAATAGTAAAGGATTTACAGAAGTTAGACCCAGGCTCAGAACTGATACAACTATATGAGCTTGAATTTGTAAAAGATAACTTCGCATATTTCACTAGTGGAGTAGATGATGACGTATCTACTTCTCTTAGAATGAGAGACTTTAATACTAATTCTACTATTCGTACTTATATTCCTATTCCTGTAAAGGCAGATGGATTTGAATTAAAGAACGACGGAGCTATTGCTAGACCTTCAATTACTATGGCAAATATAACAAGCGCTCTTAGTGACGCGGTAGGTTTTGACTATCATGAGTTAATTGGATTAAGAGTAATTAGAAGATTAACTCTTAAAAAGTATCTATATGGAGAAACAGGAGATGCAAGTCCTCCCATAGAATTTCCAAGGTCTATATGGGTAATAGATAGAATTAAAGCAAGATCTAAAGCAGCTGTAACTTTTGAATTAGTTGCACCTTTTGATATACAAGGAGTGACTCTACCAGCAAGAAATGTCTTAGCGGAGAGATGTCCTTTTATGTATCAAGGAGCTAGTGATCACTTAGATGAATGGCAAAAAGCACAAAGTGGCTGTAATTGGCATCTAGAAGGGAAAATAAAAGCAGGAGGTACTGGCACAGAATATACAGTTTATGTAAATCAAGATGATGAATATATAGTGCCAAGCACGACTACTTTTACAACATACTCTAGTGGTGCTATTACTATAAATACTTATTACAAGACTACTAAAACAACTACAAGATTTAATGCAGATGGCACCAATTCAAATGTTACTGTAACAGACTATTGGCAAGCTGTAAAATCTACAAGCTCACCAGGAACACCAGCAGATAGTAATTTTAACTTTAAGAGAATAAGAGTATACTCGACATACTCTCATGGTACAGAATACTTTAGCTTTTTAGATGATAGAGATAATAGTTATGTAAAGTTTACTGACAATGTTTCTACTTCCTCTACTAACGGTAAAACACTACTATGGAAAGCGAAAGCTCCAAGTGACGACCAAGCTCCTGGACACGGAACTTATTGGGAAAGAGGAGATGGGTGCAGTAAGACTACTACAGGATGTAAAAAAAGATTTGGATTTAATCCAATTAGTTCTGGCACAGCAACGAGTACAGGAAAGAACGCTACAAATACAAGTGTAGAACTTCCGTTTGGGGGATTTCCAGGAGCAAGATCCTTCTCGTGATGGATTCTATATTTCATCATGCTGAGCAATGCGCACCTAGAGAATGTTGTGGACTTGTTGTAGAAGAAAATAATAATAAAATTTATATTCCTCTCAAAAATATTTCAGAAGAAAAAGATAGATTTGAAATGGACGCAAAAACTTTCGTTACATATCAACTCAAATCAAACATAAAATATGTTGTCCATAGTCACTACGATGAAGATTGTAAACCGAGTCAACATGACATAGATAATTGTAACGCCGTTGGTATACCATACTTAATCGTATCATATCCTGACAAAGACCACTATATTTTGGAACCAAATTATGACTAGAACAATACACTTAATGGGAAGAATGGGACAACTCTTTGGAGAGACTCATAGACTTAACTGCGAAACTGTCCAAGAGGCAATGCATGCTCTCGACTGTATGAAAGGAGGAGTTAGAAGATACTTACTAGAATGTACTGATTCTGATGTTCAATTTACTGTTCAAAAAGGAGAAGACTTTATGGACTATGATAATATTGGACATAATTTAGGTAAAGATGATTTAATTATTACTCCAGTTCCTAATGGTAGTAAGAAAAATAAGATTTTAAAAATAATTGTAGGAGCTATTCTTATATACATAGGTTTTATGATAGGAGGAGCCAAAGGTGCGAGCGATATGGCGAAATTTGTGGGTGCAGCTCTATTTAGCACAGGTATGCAGTTAGCCTTAACAGGTATTATAGAACTAACAATGGATGACCCCGATGAGTTGAAAGAAGAAAAGAGTTCATTATTCAACGGCCCAATAAACACAACAAAAATGGGAGTACCTGTACCAATCTGCTATGGAAAAATGGAAGTAGGAGGAGCAGTTACTAATTTTGGATTCACACAAAGTAGAGTAAAAAACCAAATGGGATATAGATTTATATCAAAACCTTCAGAAGGAAGCACAGGCACAGGATCAACCGGCGGAGGTGGCTCTAGTAGTGGTGGTGGAAATTATGATTGGGTTAGTAAGCAGGTGATAGCATAATGGCATACGTAACTAAAGGAAAATCAACAGCTCAAACAGCAGTAATATATGATGCACTATCAGAAGGCCCGATAGAAGGATTAGTAAATGGAGCAGCAAGTATAAGACTCGACGACAATCCTGTAATTGGAACAAATAATAGTAATACTTTTTCACCGCAAAGGTCAGTAGATTCAGGATATACCGCTAGTACTAAGATAGTAGTAGATAATAATAGTCCTTCAATTTTTGCATATTCTTTAACTACAGATGGTACAAGAGAAATTCAAATAGTAGGAGCAGCCAAAAAAGGTATAAATGCTGGAGATACTATAGCGGGAAATAATATTATTAGAACTGATACTTCTATTATGACATTTGCAAGTTCAGATGTTTATGACTCTACAGTTCATCAAGTTCCTGCTTATTTAAGAATAGATGGAGCTGGACCAAATGGTACACAGCTCGCTACAAAAATTACAGAATTTATAAATACATCCGCAGTAAGAGTAGACTTAGCACCTGCACAAACAAAATCAAACACAAGTTTATATTTAGACTTAGTAGACAAAGTAGCAAGTTACGATGCTGGTAACAGTAGAGCAACTTTAACAACTGGTGGAGGTATTGATACAGCAAACACTATTGCTATACTATCCAGCCCAATAAAAGCATCAAATGAAGCTCCTCAATATAATTACAATAACTTTGGATTTGCTTTCAGAACAGGAGAAAGAGATCAGCCATACTTACCTACTCCCGCAGGAATAGGAAGTGCTTCTCAGGCTTCTTCAATTAATGCTGCATTAGAACAAGTACAAAATACTGGTTATCCAACAAATAGTGTTTTTGGATTAAACCAACCAACAACCAATGCCACCGCAAATGAAGTAATCAAAACATCAACAAATATGTCAGTAGGTAATCCTAGTGAGGTAGACGCAGTTAAAGTAAATATGGCGTTTCCACAAGGATTAATCTCACAAAAAGAAAATGGTAAATTAGGTCCGGGCTTTGCAGAACATAGAATATATTTTGGTTATTCAAGAGATGGAGGAAACACTTATAAAGATGCACTAGTAGTAGGTAGACCAACTGTTGCAACATCAACAACTAGATATCATAAAAATACTAGAACTAAAGATTCTCAATCAGGAGTTATAACAGACAAATCAAAAGAAGCGTTTAGCTATACTTACCTGATTAACACAGAAGAATTTCAACCTTATGATGCTTACAGAATAAAAGTTCAAAGACTTTCACCAGTAAATCAAAAAGAAAATTCATGGCAACAAACTAATGCTTCTGCATTAAAATCCATCGAAAATATTATTACAGATAAATTAAGATATCCTTATACTGCTTATGGAGCAGTGGTAGTAGATGCAGAAGATTTTTCTCAGATACCAAAAAGAGGATATGAAATATTTGGAATGAAGGTAAAAGTGCCTACTAACTATTTCCCAAGATTTGAGCCTACCGCAGCAGGAGTAAGACGGTCAGTTGCAACTTATACAAGAAATGTTACTACAGGAGCAGACACATCAGCTTATGTCGATTGGGATGGAAACTTTAGAGGAGATAGAAAAGAGTTTAATAATTTAACACAGACAGCAGACCAAGTAAACTACGAGCCAGTATTTACAGATAATCCAATATGGATATTTATGGACATGCTCACTAATTCAAGATATGGACTAGGAAACTACTTAGACCCAGATGGTGACTTTTCACAAATTGATAAATGGACTATGTTCCAGATTGCAAAATATTGTGATGAATTAGTTCCAGATGGAAAAGGTGGAAGTGAGCCAAGATTTACTTGTAACACTTATATATCAAAAAATCAAGATGCACTAAAAACTTTGAAACAATTTGCAACAGTCATTAGAAGTATGCTTATCTGGTACAATGGACAGGTTACTTTAGGTTCTAATATTCAAAAAGGTGCAGTTTATACTTTTACAAAAGGTAACGTTGTAGGTGGAGAGTTTGGGTACGCTGGAACAGCAGGAAGATTTAAACATAATCAAATAAGAGTCTCATGGAATGACCCAGAAGATAGTTACAAACAAGCAACAGAAATTGTAGAAGATATAGATGAAATACAAAAATCAGGAAGAATAACTAGAAAAACAGTTTCAGCATTTGGCTGTACATCACAAGGACAAGCGCATAGATATGGTAAATGGCATCTATTTACAGAAAGATTAGAAAGAGAAGTTGTAAGTTTTAAAACAGGAATAAATGCAGGAGCAGTTCTAAGACCTGGTGATATTATTAATATTCAAGACGCAGATGAAACAAATACTCAACTAAGTGGTAGAATTACAACAGCATCGAGTTCAACTACTACAGTTATAAAAACAGATAGAGATTTATCAAGTACTTTAAACTCAAACAACAGTTACGAATTACATTTAATATATCCTGGCGGCGGTGCATATTTAACTCAACAAACAGCAACTATTAATTCTGTAGTTTATAGAGAGGGAGATTTAGTACTAGTTGATGAATCCGGAGGTGCTATTGATAATGAAGAAAAAGCAAGAAACGTTAAAGATGATGCAGGTGCTTTGGTACAGATGTATTACTCAGAAGATGTTAGAGTAGAAACAAAACCAGTAAGTTCTTTTAATTCAACTTCAATAACTGTATCAAGCGCATTTAGTTCTGTACCGAGTGGAGAAGTTATCTATGCTATATCTGGAGAAACAGATAAAGGTGTAGAGGTAACTGGAAGTATTAAACAGTATATTATTACCTCATTAAAAGAAAACAGCGGAGAGATGACTTTTGATATCAATGCTGCTGAATATAATGTTAAAAAGTTTAATGCAGTAGATAGAGGATATGAAATACCAGAACTTCCAGCACAATTAAGAAAACCAAAAAGATCAGAAGAAGTACCAGTACCTCAAAATCTAACAGCGTCTATAGTACCTAGTGGTGGAGACAATGTAACATTAGATGCGGGAGTATCTGGTTATGATATTTTATTATCTTGGACTCATCCTACTTCAACAAGAACAGATACCGATGGTAATACTTTAACTGATGTATACGAACATTTAGCAGGATATAGAATACAACATAATGCACAGACTGAAGCCCACGACCCAAATCACGATGAATTTGTAAAAATAGATGTAGACAAACAAGTTTCCTATACTATACGAAATGTAGTAGTTGGAGATGAATATATACTAAGAGTTCAAACAAGAAATACAAGTGGACAAACATCTTCTTACATACAAACAAAAGTAGACTTCGATGTCTCTAGTCTAGCACCTTTTTCTGCAGATACTATACCAGCAGGATTAAATGGTAGTATTGTAAGAGGTGGTTTATTAACTGCTACTCAAAATATTAATACTTCAAATGGTACTATAACTTTTTCAAATAACACATACTCATACCAACCATTAAATGGAGCAGACGGATTAGCTTTCGCAAGTGCAAACACTAACTTCACCACACAGGCAGGTTTTAATAACTTAGCAAATGGAGAAACTGGTTATCTATTATTTGACTATGATGGAGCCTTAGATAGAGGAACTACAAGGTCAGACCCATTACAAGCAATACATTTACACACAGATGAAGATGCTACAGATGTTAATGGTAATAAAATACTATATACATTTATGAAAAGACTCGGAGAGTCAAACAATGATATAGTACAAGCAACTGGAACAATAGCTTTAGCAGCTGGGTCTAGTACAATAACAGGAACGAGTACAGCGTTCACAACAGATTTTAGAGCAGGAGATGTAGTTATAGTAGATGTTGCAGGAGCAACAAGATTCTATTCTACAGTATCTTATATAGAAAGTAATACAAGTATGAACATAAGTTCTGCACCTTCAAGAGCGTACTCTAATAAAAATATATTTAGACAAGCATTGAGAATAGACTCTTCTTCAGATGCAGTAATTGCACAAGTAGCTAATAACTCAGGAACGTTTGCTATCACTTCATTTACAAATAAAGTAAAAATAGACAATGATGATGAAGTTGGAGCAAATGCCATTGGAAGTGTACAGATATCTGGAAACTCAATAGGCGGAGTGCAAATAGCAGCAAACTCAATTAACGCAGCAGCTATTGTAGCAGGTGCAATAGGAAACTCAGAGATAGCAGCAAACTCAATTGGAGCAGTTAATATTGTAGCAGGTGCAATAGGAAGCTCAGAGATAGCAGCAAACTCAATAGGTAGTGCAGCAATAACTGCAAACAGTATTGGTAGCTCAGAGATATCAGCAAACTCAATAGGCGGTATAGCTATAACAGCTAATGCTATTACAAGTTCAGAAATATCTGCTAATTCAATTGGAACAGTAGCTATATCAGCAAATAGTATTACAGCCGCTCAACTTACAGCAGATGCAGTAGGAACATTTACAGTAACTGCAAACAGTATCACAGCAGTAGAATTAGCTGCTAACGCAGTAGGCAGTGCTCAAATATTAGCAAACTCAATTGCTTCAGCAGAAATATCAGCTAACTCAATAGGTAGCGCAGAGATAACAGCAAATGCTGTTAATGGTACAATTCTTGCAGGAAACTCTGTAGGCGGTACTCAAATAGCGGCTAACTCTGTAACAGGTATTATAATAGCAGATGGAGCAATAACTTCTACTCATATAGGAGCAAACGCTGTGGATACTGCAGAACTAATTACAGGAGCAGTAGAAACTTTACAGATAGCAGCAAACGCAATTAATAATGCCAAAGTAGCTGCTAATGCAATCAATACTTCAGAAATTATATCAAATGCAATAACAGGAGACTTAATAGCAGCAAACGCTGTAGATACTGCTGAAATAAAAGCAAACTCTATAACTTCAGCAGCTATAGTAGCAGGTGCTATAGGATCTTCAGAAATAGGAGCAAATTCTATTGGAGCAGTAAACATTGTAGCAGGAGCAATAGGCTCTTCAGAAATAGGAGCAAATTCGATTGG